AGCCGCGCTGGCGGGCAGCGTCGATCATAGCCTGCTTGGGCGCGTTGCCCTTGCCAGATGCGTGTTTTTTGATGGTTCCCACCGGGACACCTTGGTACGGCACCCCGCGCAACTCACCCCAGCTGGTCAGTGAGGCCATGAGGCCGCCGTAAACATGGGCAGCATCGGTGCCTGCGTGACAACGGACTTCTTCGTAATAGATCGCTCCTATCGGACCGCTAAGTCGGTCCAGCTCTGTCAGCCAGTTGGTGAAGCGCAGATAGCGCATGCCACCCCCATCATAGCGGCTGGGCTTAAAGCTGACAGTGCCACTGGTGATCAGGCCGTCAAAGTCGCGAATGGCCCAGCCGGTGGTGGTGCCCAGGTCAAGGGCAAGGATGGTGCGGTGTGTGTGTGTGGATTGGGTCATGCAGACCTCCTCTTCGGTTTGGCGAGCGAGGCGAGAGGACTGGCCGGTGAAGGCTACGTTCTCGCCAGGCCCCGAAGGGTGATCTGGTCAGGTCAGGTGCGGGGCGAACGGGCCGCCCAGCGAATTATTCTTTGGCTTCAAGGGGCCTTGAATGAAGATTTCACCCTTCTAAGCTGTTGATATCCAATAGTAATGTATAATAATTCAATTAATTATATAATTATAAAGGGTGTCTCTCTCTATTCTTAATCGCGCGCGCATACACGCGAGGGGTATAGGTATCCTCTTGAAAGATTGAAGGACGTGAAGGAACAGGTTTTCCATATTACTTTCAGAATGTTATGCATCATCACGGTTCCTTCTGACTGATTTTGCGCCCTGAAAAATCTCGCCAGGGTCCATGCCATCTGGCCATCCGGTAGACCATGGCTTGCCTTGTCGATGAGCCGCGCATGCCGGTAGTGATGTCCCCACTTTCGATCAGTGTCTCCAGAATCTCATTTCGATCGCGGGATTTCAACCATTGTGATGCGCGGGTGATCTCGGACTTGGTGATCCCCTTCGCGCCAGCATTTCGAATGATTTCTTTGAGCCGTTTAAGATGAGCCTCAACCTCGGTATCGGCCACATGACGCTCGACCGCAGCCATGGTCCGCTGCGCAAAATACCGCACAAAATCAATGGCCCAATCCGCTGCCGTGAGGTCGATTTCAGGACGCGCTGGATCACGGCCTACTGCGACGATTAATGCCAGTTTCAATGCGTTTTCGCCGATACGCGCTAGGATCGCTGTACATGCCGTTCCCGCTGCTGCGCGTAACTCCCCTGTCAACTCGAGACTGAGCGCCTTGAACCGTGCGCGAGCCTCCTCAGTCATCGGCACGATCATCGGCGTCACGGTGGTGTTCTGGTCCGCGGTTTTGCCTATCAGATTGCCCTTCTGGAGCAAGCCGCCTGCGGCCACGCACTGCAGGTCCCGGATCAGTGCCGTTGGGGCCTGCCGAATACCAACAGCGATGTTCTCGTCCGGGTAATCCTCATCACTCGGCAGGATTAGAAAGCGGGCCAGCGAGCCATCGACGACGTTTGCGCCCTGCAATGCGCCCCAGAAGTGCAAAGGCGTCGTAGTGCCATAGACACTCAAGCAGGGTTGATTGATATCCCGCCGCTCGTTTGTGCCATCACGGTTGGCATATTCTGCACCGAGGAAAATCCCGCCCGCGGCCGTGTAAAGCTCGGTCATGTTGTCGAGGATTTCGGTGATATGGCGCGGACTGCGCCGCCGGTCGGCCGCCGCCGCCAAGAACATGCCAAACTCATCGATCTGGAACAGGATCGCAGGCTGGCGATGCAGCGCGGTAAGCAGGCCCGCCCCAGAGGCGATCTTGTTGCCACCGAGATGATGGGCCAGCCCCGCCTCGAAAAACACTTCGTTGATGATCTCGCGGGCGTGGTTCTTGCCTGATCCGCTATCCGCAATGCCCACGACATACAGGTTCGAGCGCAGGTTACTCTCGGTGCGATACTGCCGTCCCATGAGCGCACCAATCGCGCAAAGGCTAGCACCGAGTGACAACAACGGCTGAGGACGCCGGGCTGTTGACAGCATGTAATCGGTCAAATCACCCACTAATCCATCCGGTATGGCCAGCGTGAATGTCGAGGTGGCCGAAGGTTCCTCATGAACCTCGGAATGCCCTCCCAGCTTCGACAAGAGATCCGCCGCAGGATGCTGTTCATCGCGGGCCGTCGATCCATCAAAGCGCAGTGATGCATCAGGTTGCCAGCCGCGCTCCATGGCGAGGTGGTAGATCGTGCCGGCGCCAATGCGATCGGGTTTGAAGCTTGCCCAAGCCTTCGCGGTCGCCGCGGGCACATCTTTGGCAGCCTGCGTTGACCAGCCGGCAAAGATGTCTCCCCCAGCATCGCCAAGCGCGCCTTTCAACGCCATGCCAATCCGCACCCAGCTGTCGTAATCCAACTCCGCATTTGGCAGCCATTTCAGCGCAGCCTCAATGGCCGGCAATGTCCCCATCTGGCTATGGGCCTGCAGGTGCTCCGTGGCAGGTGATCCTGTCGCAAGGCCACGTTGCCGCAGATGTTCGGGCAACAATGCGTAGGCCTCATCCAGAAAGGCGCGCGCCATCTCTGCGGTGATTTCAGGCAGCTCCGTGATATCGAGATCAGCCAGCCCTTCCTCTGGCCAGGCATAGGGCGCGCCCGTGTCCGGGTGGTTGGCGTAGGCCACGAACTGCTGACCCAGACAAAGCACCTCCAGCGGATGACGTTTGATACCCCGGAAAGGGGTTTCTGTGCGATAAATCAGCATCCGTTTTGGCGCCTTACCGATGCGCAGTGCGGGCGTATCCCCCAAACGTTCACGCGCCAATTGCTCAATGTGGAGCGCCAGTTCCGCATCCTCAACCACATCAATATCGACAGCTGCAACCGTGCCGCCAACAAGACCGATGCCACACTCTGGCCAAGTCGACCATGTCGTCACCTCAACCTCCGTGGTTGGGCGTTCGGTGTGCCGGTTCCACTCGGGGTAGTCTGCCCATACTCCACGCTTAAACTGGCCAGGCTTTTTGGTGCCCGGACCGATTGGCAGGATGCCATAGCCATTGGTGACCAGCCGAGCGCCGAAGCGCGCCATATACGATGTATTAACCATCAAAGGGGCACCTCCGGTGTCATAGCGTCGAGCCGAGTGCGGTCTTGTCCCACCAGCGCGCGCAGTTGATCGCAATATCCGGTAATGACCGCATCAAGGAAGCGATCCCACTCGGTCTCAGTCAGGGTGGCGAGATCCGATTTGCCGATACTCTCGAGGTATTCGCCACCATATTGGCCGCCAACGCTCATGGCCTGCATTTCATTTGGGGTGGGATCGATCATGCCTGTCCTCCTGTGACAGATGTCCTGGCAGATGCGAGAACAGAAGTGTTTGCGGCTTTGGTCCCGCCGCTTGTCCGAGACGGTGAATATCGGGTTGAACCAACCAAACCCGCGAGGTTCCCGGTGGCAGACGGCGCAGAGGCCGGAGTTGAAGTGGCGCATGGATCAAACCTGTAGCCGGAGATTTCAAGAAAGCGGCCAGACGGGTGTACCGAGATCGCGATTGGCCGGGTCAGTTTCCCCGCCTGCGCAATGGCATCGTCGACCGTGCGTGGCATCGGGCAGCCCGGCGCACGCTTTTGCCACCACTCGAGCGCCTTCTGGCGCGCATAGCCCTGATGCTCGACACAGACCCATTCGTTGTAGGACTTGAGCCCGCAGCTATAGGTGACCTTCATTGAGGGGCGCCCGCCGCGCTTGTCATGACGGCTGTAGGACACACCATGGACCGGCAGCCATTGGACTTTTGGCGACAAAACCGGAAGCGTGGCCGCTGTGGGGGCGATTTTCACCTCACGGGGTGGGAAGACGTAGCCGCAATCAGGGCATTCCGTCGCCGAGAGCGCCATGATGCTGTCGCACTCGGGGCAGACCTTTGTGGGGGCCTCGCCACCCCCGCCATCGCCTGGGCGTTTCGGGCGAACCAGATCGATCGGCCCGTGGCGGCGGACATTGCCCGCAAAATCCAGAACCAGGCAGTTTTCCTTGTCCGGAGCCAAGCGCGTGCCGCGACCGACCATTTGGACATAAAGCCCTGCGGATTTGGTCGGGCGCAGCAGCGCGATGAGATCGACGGCCGGCGCGTTGAACCCGGTCGTCAGCACCCCCATCGAGGCCAGTGCGCGGATTTCACCGCGCTTGAAGGCCGCGATGATGGCATCGCGCTCCTCCTTTGGCGTATCCCCGAAGATCGTGCGGCAGGTGATCCCTTGACGCGCGAACTCTTCGGCCACATGGCGTGCGTGATCCACACCTGAGCAGAACGCCAGCCAGGATTTGCGGTCTTTTCCATGGGTGATGATCTCGGTAACAGCCGCACGCGTCGTCGCGTCCTGATCGACTGCAGCTGCCAGATCACGTGCAATGAAGTCCCCTGCACGTGTACCAACCTTCGAGACGTCGAGCCGCGTATTGGGCTGTTTCGACACCAGTGGGCTGAGATATCCTGCGTCAATGAGATCACGCACCGGCGCCTCATAGGCAATGTCAGTGAAGAGTGCGTCCTTGCCCTCATGCAGCATGCCGCTGCCCGTTCGGAACGGCGTGGCGGTGAGGCCAATCACCTTCAGCGCAGGATTGATCGCCTGCAGCGCGTCCAGAAAGCGCCGGTACATCGTGCTGGAATTGCCCGGGATCAGATGGGCCTCATCAATCAACACCAGATCGGTGTGGCCGATTTCATGAGCGCGGCGATGGATGGATTGGATGCCTGCAAATAAAACACGGGCCTGCGCCTCGCGCTTGCCCAAGCCCGCCGAATAGATGCCGGCAGGTGCCTCAGGCCAAAGTCCGATCATCTCAGCATGGTTCTGGGCGATCAACTCGCGCACATGGGTCACGATCAGGATGCGCTGATCCGGCCACGCCTTCAACACCCCTTCAATAAAGGAAGCCATGACGAGCGACTTGCCGCCGGCTGTTGGAATGACAACGCAACAGTTGCCGGAATTTTCCTCGTAATACTTGTAGATCGCGGCAATAGCAGCCTCTTGGTATGGGCGCAGGGTCAGCATGGCGCGGCCTCCGTGACACGGGCGTCATTTGACCAAGAGGAGCCATCAGCCATGCGGTAGGTGACGATATCCTCCACCGCATCGATGACCTCACCCGGCACGAGATCGGGGATGAAGAGATGTCTGCTGCAGGCGGCCCGCTGCTCGGGTGGAGCCAGCATCCGGTCGTGGCGGGCGCAGTGCCAACCGCCAACGACTGCAGTGGAATGCAGACAGGAACGACAGGTCACAGCGGCAGCGCCACCCTCATGACAGGCAGCGTGGTGATCGCAAAAACGACATTCAAACCAAGCCGAATCTTCGCTGATCCGCGCTGGTGGGTGTTGGGCGAAGATAACCCGGCCAGCCTTTTCCAGAAGGCGCTCTGCCATCGCAGGATCGGCCTCAACCCGTTCGATATGCAGCGCGTCCGTGTTCTTGCAGACCGCCATGTAAAGTGCCCGAGTGATACCGGTCAGGTGCATGTAGATCTGCATCTGCGCGACATGCTGCGGCTTGGACAGCACGACGCCCTTGGCGGTCAGCTCAGTGAAGCTCTTGACTCCATGGGTCTTGAACTCGAGCACATGCCAGGTTTTCGGGGCCTCGAGCAAATCGAGGGCGACGCCATCCAGCGAGCCGCCAAAATGACCGCCATGGGCCTCCACGCGGATTTGCCGTCCTGTTTCGGGGTCTAGTTCCAAAACAGTGGCCCCTGTGGCGCGCAGGTTGCGAACCATACGGTCCTCTTCCAGCTGGCCGGTCTCAAACAGACGCAGCAGGCGGCCGGAAAAGCGTGACGGCGTCACCCAGCGGAAATCATACCAGAGCGCGCGTGCGCAAGATTTACCGATGATGGATGCCCCGAGATGGTCACGGAAACCATCGCCCTGGCGGGCCTCATAATCGGCGTAGATCGCCGTCAGCGTTGGCGTGGGTGGTGCGGGAAGATCAGCCATCACAAGCCCTCCCGTTCGCTACGGGCTTGGGCCTCGGCCAGAATGCTGCTCCAAGTGTCCGGGTCATGGCGCTCGCGCAGGACGCCGATCAGAGCATCTTTCAGCTTTTCACGGCGACGACGGCCGGTGCCTTTGGCAAGCAATTCTGCCCGTTCACGGCACAGGTGGCGCAG